ATTGTACTTATATCGGAAAACATTGAACGTTGATATTGCCTTCAATACATCAGTGATAGGTGATAAAACCGTTTTTAAACGCATATCTGAATTCTGAGATAGTGTTCCAGCTATCCATAGATTACCTCGGTTTGAGCCAGAGAAGTAGGCTACAGCAGAACCTCCATTGTAATAGAAATTAAGATCGCTTCCTGATCTTATTTCCCAATATGAACCAAACTTGATAAATGGACGACCTGTTTGTATTGATATACCGACAGCACTTGATGTACTTATTGTAATACCATTTGAGACCGTTCCTCCGTTCCAACTACTACCGCCTGATATGGTCCCTTTAGTTACATATACAGTGTTTCCACTGGCTGTTACATTGGTAACTGCATTTCCGCTGCCACTTGTACTGTATGTTATGGAGCTTATAACGGTCGGCTTATTTGTTATTTCACTCCATGAATAGGATGGTTTTGTACTACCTATCCAAGTAGGTTTACTGGTTATTGTACTCCATGCATGAGAATGCCCATTTTTAGACAAATCCCTGTATTCAGAACCAAGATAAACCCTTACATAATCTGTTCCATCCGGTGTCGCCCATCGTATGTTTTTTAGACGCTGGTCTATGATATAACCCTGATTGGCAGACAAGGCGTCCGTCTTTGACTGCGATGTAAGACTGTCGATAACGTTTATATTGCTTCCACCACCACTTCCGGCATTGATAACATATAACTGTCCGGAAGAATTTTTACCGATAGTTGTTCCGTCATATCGTACCAGCCCGTAGGTGGAAGAATCAGCAACAGGTAGTCCACTTGCAAAAGAACCGCCGTCTTGATACGCTATTACATCTCCTTTGGCTGTAAATGTACCTTCTAATACAAAATTTCCGTTATTGGACCCTGAAAAATATCCTGCTAAAACATTATTATTCTTGAATCCTAAATCGCCTCCAGATTCATAAATTTGCCATGTATGAGAGCCCGATAAATATAAAGCAGGGGTGGACTTATTTATAGTAAGATTACCCGTCATAGTATCTCCCGCTTTTTTAACGAAAGTATCGGAAAGTCCAGATATTTCAGTGTAAGAAATTGTATAAAATCTCCCATTCCCGGCTAAATACTGATTACTATTACCAGAACCAGTTAGATAGTATATATTTTTATTTTCATCATATATAAAACCAGCCCCATTATTTAATTGATTAGTATTACTTGGAATTGTCAGGCTTCTAGCCTCGCTGCCATCATAAGAACCACTGCTATATCCCGACCAAGATAACGAATATGGATTCGGCCGGTCATTACTTAAACGTGAATCATCACCACGACATGCTGTATTAGAAGTAGTACCAAACTTAACTGAAAGAACAGAAGCCGCCGAAAGGTCAAGTCCCGTACCTACCGTAAAGTCAATACCGCCCCCGGCATAATCTGGATTAACATACCATCCTTCAGTCGAATCGAATAGCAGACCGCCATCACGTTTGGCCTTAAACAAACCAAATGTATCGAAATCCGCAATAGGCAAACCACTTGCATATTCTCCACCGTCGGCGTATGCGATAACATCCTTTTTAGAAAGAATCGTTTCATTGAAAGTCTTAACACCACCGATAGTCTGGTTCGTTGTCAAATCAACATAATTGTCAAAGTTCCTTTCCAGCTTCCCGATAGCCGACAGAATTGTATCGGTAGCAGCAATCGGAGAGTAAGCATCCGGTTTAGTATAGCCTGTCAGCGTGGAAGAAAGAGTAAGATAACCCTGCTCTGTCAGGTAATCGACAGTGATATAGTTGTTATCTGTAAGGTATTGCTTCAGTTGTTCTTCATCAATGCCACCTCCACCGGCAAATTCCGGATCAACATACCATCCTTCATTTACATCGAATAGCAATCCTCCGTTTTTCTTTGCCTTGAATAACCCAAACGTATCGAAGTCTGCCACCGGAAGCCCGCTGGCATATTCACCGCCGTCGGCAAAAGCTACAATATCTCCAGGTGCAACAATATTTTTAGCGCTGATAGGACGTAAATAATACTGTGATTCTTCCAATACAGTACCATCCTCCTTTACAGTTACCAGCTCCCAATACTGGGGTGTGGACGGATATCCTGCTCCACCTCCGCCACCAGTCTGCGCAGCTGCTTGAATACTGTCCGTAAGTCTCTTATTACGAGGCGTAGCGGCAATATACCTGGTTTGATATGTATATTGTTGTTTAGCCATGACTCATCTATTTAAATTCAACACCTTCATAATTGTCAGCACTAAATTGTACCATCTTGATTTCACTTGTATCATTAATCAGATCCTGCGTTTCAGCAAGCAGAATATAATTACCTGCTTCGTTTTTGTCGGTATAGGTCGAGAACGACGGTAATATGACCGTTGTGCCGGATAGTACTTTATTCCGACCGGAATAATTACTATACACAGTAGCAATAAGAAGCTTTTCCAACCTGTCCGTAATATCCGACCGTGTAAATTCACTGACAATTGTATGACCACTAGTCGCATACAACTGTCCCAACGCAACTGGCGATGGTTCATCCAATGTCCCTAATATGGTATCAATTTTCAGAGGTTCTTTGGCATCCTTGTTGATCCAGGCAGAATACTGTACATCTTTTGTTTGTACCGAATTACCGTATCCGTCAACCAATTCTATCTTGGGGTCTTTGAACCACCAATGGCGGCATTGCGAATAGTTCTTTTCGTTGATCTCCTTGTTATAATCCCAAGTGATCAACCCTGTGCCTACTTCCAGTTCCAGATATCCGTATTTGTCAGGGAAAGGGATAAACTCGCCATCTCCCATCTTGTCGAACCGCGAAGGAAGCGTATCCCGGTAATACCCGATGATCTGTTTGTTAAGTTGCCATCCACCTAATCCTGATTCATCCTTCCGATTGCCTTTCCACCAGCACAGAAAGGCATCCCCCCAGGCGGCTTCGCCCGATACCCATTTCACGTTGGTCGTGGAATGGTAGTAGTAATCGCTGTCCTTCACGCCTGAGTTATTCAGGTGTAAGATGGCGTTCCGATTCTCATCCCGCAGCGTCAGCTTGATGGGCAGGTAGACGAAGTTGGCACGGTCCTGTTGTTCGTCCCAGTTGCCTTGCTCGTTGTACTTCCCGGCATCTTCAAACGGATTGTATCGTGGATCGAAGAGCATATTGAGTGTCACCTTCAGTTGAAACTTTCCGCTTCCATCCGTGCTCGCCGGATAAATGAAGGAAGATGGTCCTGCCCGGAATATCATTTCAACCGTACCGGTAGGGGGCAATACGGGTTGGACATGCTGAATAAAGTCGCCACCCGTTCCTTTTCGGGTAGAATAAGCCCAGGCTATCCCTGCCTCAGAATTTCCGGAGTACACCGGGTCCACCCGGAAGAACTTCGGCTTGATATTCTTTACCACGCCTTCCCCTGTATCCGAAATGGTCATCCGGAAACCTACAGCATCCGCCTCGAACCGATTGTCCACGTAGGTCGTGTATTGCGATCCTCCGGTAACGGTTTCGGGATCAACATTACCTTCCAATATGGTTACTTTTTCATAAGGAGAAAAAGTTAGAGTCAAATCATTATACGTCTTGTCAATCGACAGGGTTGAGTCATCTGCATCCCATACAATTTCTTCGGTATTAAATGCTGTGTAAATCTCGTTTAAATCATATATATAAATATTTCCGGCCTTCTGAATAAGCCGTAACGAAAACGGGCGTAGCACTTCATCCAATACTTCTCTCACGCTCATGGCCTCGCCATCTTCGTTGTAGAAGTTCTGGCATTGTACGCTTACTGTCTCCAGCAGCGTTCCTCTTCCGCTTCCTGCGCCACTTGTCGATATATGTTTTACAATCCCCGAATAATGAATACAAGATAAAGATAGAGCCGTCTCTATCACTTGCTGTAATGTCATAAAACCGGTTTCTTGCCAATTTAATCGGTCCAGCATGGACAGGTCAGAGAAGATAAGTTCTACCCCATAATCTGTTTTGTAAGCAAAGGGTTCTTCATACAGTTCCGGGTCTAATGTCCCGCTCCAATACAGAACATCTTCCCTGTATATATCTAGCCGTATGCTTCCGGCTTGGACTGTATATAGGTCTACAAACTGACGGTCATCATCGCTGTACAGCGTAAGCTTGGCATTCGACGACTGTACTGGCTCCAATTTGTCTGTTTCAGACCATTCAATAGTCAGAGGATCGGAAGTCACAGCGATATCGCTCGATCCACCCATCCATCCTTCCTGCCATATCTCAAACCGGTAATGCGTACCGGCTATCGATATAAATCCGCCTTCATATCTTTTTGCAAGTGCCATCAGCGTGTCCTGTTACGTTTACGATTCATTTTACTCAATATTCCCTCCAGGGTTTCTCCTTTGATCACAAATCTGACTTCTCCAGACATGCCGGAGTCAGACTGTGCAGGTTCTATCATGCTTTTAAGTTTGTTCAAAGGCGCAATTACTTCCGGGTTGTTGGATGCTCCCGAATACTCTCCGACAAGGGCATAAGTCGGACCACTTACAATGCCACCGTCTGCAAAAGCTGTGGCATTTTGCAAGGCGGCTTTCGCAGCAGCAGCCGTAGCAATCAAGGCAGTACCGGCTATGATGCCTGCAATAGGATTAGCAAACAACGATTTGAATGCTTCTGTCGCTACACCGGCAGCAATCAGAGCAGCTCCGAATTGTTGCAGCATATCCATTACAGATATAAGCAATGACTTAAAAACTTCTATCCCGTCACCTGATGCCAGGGCTTGTCCAAAGTTCTGGGCAAACGACTGAATTGATCCTGTCAGAATTCCACCTATCTGTTTTCCTGTTATTTCCAGTTCTTTGATGGAATCGCTAAATTGCACCTGCATGATGCGGAATGATCTTTTAAGCGTGTTTTGGTCAAACTCAACTGGTATTTTTACAGGTTCTGGAACAGAAACGGATTTTAATTCAGATTGAATCAGATCCTTATATTGACTATTACCAAGATTGCCAATCGCTCCTTGCGCAATGGCACGTTGCGTCAGGTTCAGTTTTTCCTGCCATAACTGTATTTCTTTTTCCAGATCTATCTGTTGCTGTCCGGATGCTTTGCTTTGTGCTTCCTTCAGCTCATTGATCTTGTTGGTTATACCGCCAATGGTTGCCAGGTTCTTATTAAGATCTTGGTTTGTATCTTCCTTTTTCTCGGGTGTAACGACTAATACGCCAAGCTCCTTGATCTGATCTGTCTTGCCTAGCAGTAAATCTATACGTTTATTGACAGCATCAACAGAGCTTTCCATTTCGTAGAAGCTTTCAATATATTGATAGATTCCTTTTCTCAGATCACTGTTAAACACAATAGTTGGATATTCAGCCTGAATATTCTTAACGGCTTGTTGAAATGCTTCCCCTAGGGTATCTCCGGCTTCTCTCCATTTAGGAGCATCATTGACAAGCGATGTAATAATATCGTCAGATAATGACTCTTTAATCCTTTGGTCAGCCAAGGCTTCTTGTAGCTTTTCAATGGATTCGGATTGTTTCTCTGCCGATTCTTCCAATATCTTATCTATCTGAGCTCTTTTGGTTTTTAAAGCAATCTGGTTGCTCAAACTGGTGTTGACAAGATCATAGATTGTCTTTAATTCTTCCAAGCTCGATTTTTCGCTTAAAAGGTAAGGCATATATTCACCATAAGCCTCATTAAGCTGGTTTATTGCGTTCTTTCTGGCAGCCGTTCCTTCCGTCGTTTGCAAGATGGCATCATAGGCGTATCTTAAATTATTGACTTCTTCAAGCAGACTTTTGTTGTAATCGATGGTTAGAGCACGAACGGCTTCCATGCTTTTTTTGGTTTGGTTTAATCCATCGTCAAAATTCAATAAATCCGATACACAATCAATGATTTCTCCACTATACATCGACAGCGCAGTTACTCCCAACACCAGGGCAGTCTGCCAGGAGAATAAAGACGATGCCACCTGTTTCCATACGGGCGTTGCCTTTTGTCCGCTGGCTATCATGGCCTCGTTCTCTTTTCTCGCGGCACTGATCGAATCTGCCAGGATAGGCAGGTTATTCGAGATAGCAAGAAAAAATGTATTGGCAGATATAGCCAGTGAGGGCAATTCTCGTGCAACCTGCTGAACTGATACATTGAGCGCATTAAATCGCGGAGCCACATTGGCCACCTGGTTCATCCCGGCGGCTGCGGTTGTACTCGTATTGCTTATCTGTTGGAAGTTTTGCCGGAGCTGGCTGGCAGACAGATTGGTCTGCGCAAAGATGTTCGATGCCGACTTGGATACGGTCGAGAACTGCGTTCCCAGCTTCTGTGTCTCCGCATTGATAGCCTTGGTCCACGATGACAATTTCGCCAATCGGCTGTTTAAGGCTTCAGTCCCTTGACTGGCACCGTCGTTCAATCGGATGTCTATATTGTATCGTAACTGTTTATCCATTGCTGTAATAGGCTTCTACGCGGGCAAAGTCTTCATCGGTCGGGATGTGTCTTTTCCCGGTTTTTTTGGTTGTATTTTCTTTTTCCCAGGCAAATCGGATCAGGTCCGACGGCTCTCGCACTTTTTTGCCTGTATAGGGTGATACGGCTATATAGCCGATCAGTCGGGCTCGCTCCCAGCTTGCGTGTGCTTGTCTTTCTTCATACAGCCCCCATTGTTCGGTCGTGGCCGAAAACTCGGCTGGCGTCATCGACATAAAGTCTTCTCGTGATAAGCGAAGGCAAGCAAGGGCGAATCCCATCAGCTCGGTTATTCCGGCTGTGCTTTCTTTTTTTTTGAATCTTCCTGATCAACTTGGGCCATCAGATTGGCTTGTTGCCATTCAACCATATCTTCCGGCGTGATCTGGTCAGCCATGTCAATCATTTCATCAAATGGATGTTCCACAGCGTCAACCCGGCACGCACTGACAAGACAGCAGTACATAAGCATCATCAGTCTGGAAAAATCCATTTCATCTTGCTTCATCGTGGGCAGGTCGATTCCGGTCCGTTCCTTGAATCTGACCATAGCCCCCATGGTAAGCCGACAGGGGTATTCCTTGCCGGCTATCTGAATATAACCTTTCTTCATCATGCTTCTTTCGTTTTCTTTTCAACCAGTCCGCTCGAGCTGAATGTAGCCGTATAGCTGGCATCGTCTCCGGCTGTAGTGTTTTCCTCAAGCTGGTCGATTGTGAATTCTCCTTGGTAATACACGTCTCCGGTTGCCTCTTCATCTTGCCGCAGACCATATTTCAAGAACACGTTTTTCTTCGCATTCATCGCATCCAGTAGCTTGTCACGCTGCGTGTCTCCTTTAGCCCTGAGTGCGTCCGTCTTGATCGTTACGGTTACCTTGGTGATTCTTTTTTCCGGATTACCTCCCGGACTGTCTTTGGTCAGTCGCTCTTTTGTTTCGGTGGCCCACGTAACAGTATGCGTCGTGGCAAGTGCCTGTGCTTCCCAGGTCGCTGCATCCACCGATTCTCCAGTACCAAGATAGACCATAAGGTCTCGGCCATCTAATATTTCGCCATCTTCTTTTGCCATAATCAATTAGTTTTATCTCGGTTCTACTCCGATCTCGTATAACCATTTTTTTACATCAAACGACGGGCAGGCTTTCGCTGCCAGTTCGTTATGTCCTACAATTGCAACCCCGGGATGCTGCCTTCTGAATTCGATAACATATCGCTTCATGGCTTCCTTCTGTTCCGGGGTTCGGGTATCTTCCGGGGTTTTCCCGTCGGCTGCTACACCTCCTACATAGACGATATGTCTCGATACGCTGTTGTATCCGGCCACTCCATTGGTGATTTCCCAAGGGTCTACCACATCGTCATTGTTGTTGTCTACCAGTTTCTCAATGCCACCGTCCAGATGAATCATTTCTGAGTAGCCAACTTGTTTCCAGCCTCTTCCACCCATCCAGGTCGGCCGGGTGTGCCAGGCGCGTATTTCATCGCTGGTCACTTCCCGTCCTTCTGGTGTGGCAGTACAGTGTATGACTAAGTATTTTAAAGCTTTCCCGGACATCCTATTTTGCCTCCAATAATGCAATTACGCCCTTCTGGTCGCTACGGATAATGTCTGCTCCATACCGGGTCCACGATTCAATAATCGTACCGCCCAAGTATCCGGGTGCGTTGTTCGATACATTGGTGTGCAAGATGCCTTCCGCACGGCATACGGCGTTCGAGTTCCAGAACAATGCGCCGGTAAGCAATTCGTCTTTTACTTCTGCATCGCCCGATAACGGTGTATTTCCGTTATACAATACGCCGCTGTGTCCTTCTTCGGTTGAGCGGACAAATATGTCGATGCCCAATATTCTTCCGATAATACCTTCCTTCAACTTCGATTCGGTACCCAGTTTTTCGTAATCCACAAATTCAGGGATCAGCAACAGGTCAGAATACATGTCTGGAGTCACCATACCATACCATCTGCCGCCTCTGCCCATCATCATGCGCATCATCATGTTCTGTACTTTTATCATATCTGCCTTGGTCACGGCCTTGCGTTGCGAACTCATGCCAATCACATTGCTGGCACGGTTTTCTCCGGTTGTTTTCAGAATATTGCTGGTCAATGTCGGGCTCCAGTGTTGCACCGTGTAGGCGGCAATCTTGGTATTCATTTCATTAGCCTGCTGTTGTTGCTTGGCCTGTCGCTTGTTGTAATTGGTCAGGATCTGCGACTCTTCAGTTACCAGGATAGGGTCGTGGTAGATAGTAGTCAGCGGATAACTCTTCTTGTCATCTGTCACAGATGTGATCGGCAACGGAAGTGTTTTGGGGCTTCCTTCTTTCGCTTTTCCCTGGCTTTTCTCCACGGGTTTCTCCACGGCTACGGCTGAGTCTGCTACACCTCGTTCTACAATCGATTTCTGAACGAAGCTATTATCGGGATACAGCATCTTTTCAAGTTCCCGGCTGTACAAAGTTGTTCTAATTTCTGCCATTTTAAATTGCTTTTAAAAATTAATCAATCTGGTATGCTTCGGCGATCTGGATAAACTTTTCGCCGGTATAGATGTATTCGGCCACCAAGGTTTTCGATGCCGATCCAGTAATGGCCTGTCCGGTCATTCCTTCTCCCGGAGTTAATGTTTCTGACGCGCTTGCCTTGTGCGTCACTACAATTCTTGCTCCTACAGGTGTATCAGGGGCAATTGTCAGGTCTACGGTTCGTGCGCCGGTAGCCTGTACCGTAGCACCGTCCAAAATGGTCAGATCATTCTGTACATCTACATTGATAGTTCCGGACGCAGCCATCTGTACTACGGTAGCCGGTCCAAATGGGTATCTTACTTGCGAGTTCTGTTCCATGTTATAAGCTGTTTTCGTATTCGTCCAACAATCGTTTGAATTCATCCGGATTTGTTTTCTCCAGATCGTTTAAGTATTGCGGGTTGTTCCGCTGGTACCAGTCCCATGTCTTGGGACTTTTCTCTCCTTGGTTGCCTTTTTCTCCCTTGCCCAACTGGTCAATGGCTTTCGACAATCTTCCTGTTTCGGGTTTTACTGCTGGCTTATTTGCCTCTTCCGCTTCGGCGGAGTCAATCATTTCCGCGAAGAGTGAGAAGTCTGCTTCTGCCAACCGCAGCATGCGCTGTTCGTTCTTTTCGTTGATTACGCCTGTTTTCTTGCCTCGTTCTACCAGGCGGTCAACCAGTGTCTTCTTCAGATTCTTGTGCGCCTCCTGTCTTTCACGGATGGCATTCACAATCTGTTGCTCGGTAGCATCTTCCGGTAATCCGAGCAATTTGGCAATTTCTTTCATACTGGATTTTTTTTGGGGTTGATAATTATTATTGATTCGTGCGAAGAGTTCATCTGCACTCAACGCGCTTAATTCATTCTTTTCCGTGCTGGTTATCACTTCGTCGGCCAGCTTCTTTTTCAATGCTTCTTCTGCACTGAACCAGGTTTCCTCTTTCATCAGCTTGGCGATCTCTTCTTTGTCGATCCCTTTTCTCGCGAGGATCGTCTGAAGCATATCGGTAATCGAATCCAAAGCCTTCTTCTCTTTCGGAGACAAGTCTTTCTTTCCTTCATAAAACGGATCATGGATCATCAGCTTGGCATAATCCATCATCAGAAGCCGGTCTCCGGCTACAGCTATCACGGCGGCCATGCTGGCGGCTATGCCGTCAACATAACAGTGCACCGTCGCTTTGCTGCTTCGGATAGCCGACACGATACTCATGCCGTCTATCACACTCCCGCCTCCGGAGTTGATCCGGAGTTGGATGACATCTACATCTTCACTGTCCGACATCGAGGCGATGGCGTGTGCCATGTCGCTTCCGCTTACTTCGTACCCGATACTGCCGTACATCCGGATGGTAGCTGTCTTGTTTTGCGCATCCACTATAGTTTTCATATCAGCCATAAAATCGAACTTTTCCACAAAGTAAATAGCGAAAAAAGCGAATTGCAACCAATCTTATTACGCTTGTAATGAATGTTATAAGCCTTATAACTTTACTTGCATACCCTATATGTATAAGCCAATTTTGCACAAAACGATTCGAGACATGAACGACAAAGAAGCTGCTTACATATTATTCAAAGAAGGAGTACCGCAGGGCGAGATTGCCAAGGTATTGAACCGTTCGGAAGTAACCATTTCCCGATGGAAGAAAAAAGGGGAATGGGATAAAAAGGCTGCCGACGAACTGATGATGATGGAAACAATCTCTGATGGTATTCTTGATCTGGTCAGATATCAGCTCAAGCAGCTCAAGTCGCTCAAAGAAAAGTATCTCGAAGAAGGCGGAATACGCCTGATTGCTAAAGGGGATATCGACGGCATACGGGATCTGTACAACATGGTCAAGGGTAAGGAAACAGACTTCACCACACTGGTACGCATTGTCAGACAGATTAACGACTTTATGAAAAACAACAACCCCGACCTTGCTCGGCAGGTTGCTCCGGTCTTGAATGCTTTTTTGAACGAGAAGAGAGGAGGCAACCATGAGTCTTGAGCGTCGTTTGTCCCGGAAAGAACAGCTTGAATACGAACAGTGGTTGGCCGAAATGGCCGAGACGGTTCGTGTCAAGCCTATTGCCGACGAGTCTCCGCAAGATAAACAGAAACGAATTGCCAAGCTGAAGAAGGATTTCTCAGCTTTCTGTCATTATTACTTCCCCGATTATATGGATGCAGAATTTGGCTGGTTCCATAAGGAGGCTGTCAAACAGATTGTCAAGTCCGAGAATATCATGTTTGTCGGCGAATGGCCACGCGAGCACGCTAAGTCGGTCGTGATGGATATATTCCTTCCATTGTTCCTGAAGGCAAACAATATGCTCACAGGTGTAGTACTGGCTTCTGCCAACGAAGACAAAGCCGACGGCTTGTTGGCCGACTTGCAGGAACAGCTCATGTTCAACGAACGGTTTATTGCTGATTATGGCCCACAGTATAAATCCGGGAAATGGGATAGTGGCCATTTTGTCACCAATGACGGCATCGGATTCTGGGCTTTTGGACGCGGACAGTCTCCGCGTGGTGTCCGCGAGGCGGCATTACGTCCGAACCTGATTATTGTTGATGATATCGACGATGCCGAAATCTGCAAGAACGAGAAGCGTGTCGAAGAGGCTACCGATTGGATTCTGGGCGATCTCTACGGTTGTGCGCCTACCAAGGCAAGCCGCTTCGTCATGATTGGCAATCGTATTCATAAGCGGAGCATTCTGGCGCATGTAGTGGGCGACGTCGAAGACGGCGATCCGGTAAAAGACACCATAACGCACATGAAGGTATATGCCCTCGAGAATCCGAAGACGCATAAGATGGATTTGTCGGAAAAGGGTGTTCCGGCATAGAAAGAAAGATATACGCGCAAACAGATCCTAACCAAAATGGGTAACATGGGCCGGAGATTGGCATTGCGCGAGTTGTTCCACCAGCATATTGTCATAGGCCGTATCTTCCAGGAGGAGCACTTGCCTTGGTGCGAACTGCCGCCGATTCAGAACTGCGACAAGCTGGTTACTTATTGCGACCCTTCCTGGAAGGAGACCAAGAAGAACGACTTCAAGGCGATCGTATTGGTCGGCATGAATGGTCGTTACTTCGACATTTACGATTGTTTTGTCCGCCAGTGCACGACGCCCGAGATGGTTCGCGGCCATTATGCCTTGGCCGACAATATTCCGCAGAGTAAGGTTTGCCGGCACTACATGGAAGCAAACTTCATGCAGGATATTCACCTGAAGAAATACGACGATGAATCCGAATCGCGTGGTTACAGCATAGCAATAAGGGGCGACTATCGGAAGAAGCCGGACAAAGTGGATCGTATCGAAAACCTGTCATCCTATGCCGAACGTGGCTTGCTCAGGTTCAACCAGGCAATGCGCCACTCGCCGGATATGCAGGAATTGCGGCAGCAGTTTCTGGGCTTTCCTGATTATCCGCACGACGATGGTCCGGATGCGGTCGAAGGGGCTGTATACAAACTCAACAAACCGCGTATAGGTAAATCCAAGGGAATCAAGTCGGGCAAGATTCCGCATAATATGAAACGACGTTTAAATTGATAGCTTATGATTGACTTTCTCATTATGGCCGATTACCTGGTGTATATCACCAAGGGGGCTTTAGATAAAATTATACGTGACAACAATACGAAGGTGACCGATTGCGAGCGCATGGCGTATGGATACGTTTATGAAAAACTGTCCAATCGGTTTAATCTCGACAAGGAGATTCAGAAAAAAGGCGACGATCGCAATCCGGCATTGGTCCGTTGGATGTCTGTACTGGCTATCTACTACGTATATCAGTCCATACCTGATGAAGAGATCCCGGAGCGTGTACGACAGAACTACGAAGATGTGATCGCCGAGATTCAACGGGTAGCGTCGGGCAAGGACAACAGTACACTCGAACCGGTAACGGTCAACGGAGCTGTCCGTACCCGCAGCAAATTCTACTACAACGAGAGGCGTTCTAACAATCCATTTAAATACTAGAATGTATGGGAATAAGAGATTTTTTCAGATTAGGCAAAAAGGAGCAAAAGCCGCTTGTTGTCAACCAGGCACCTGAGCGTTCCAAAAAACGCAAACGGCTTACGGCCGCACTGACGCGTATGCCCAACAACCGCGTGCGTATGGAAATCAGCAATGTGGTACAGGCGGCCGAAAATGCGCTGATGCCTGAATATAGCGACCGTTCTGTCTTGCTGGATATATACCAGAAGACGGTTAAGGATAGCCAGTATATATCCGAACACGACAAGGCTGAATCCTTCCTGATCACAGAGCCTTTTGATGTGATGAAGATCGGATCGGATACATCCGACAAGCAACGGACGGAACTGTTTCAGCGTCCTTGGTTCACCAGCTTTATGATCTATGCCATGGATGTGGAATTCTGGGGATATACCCTTATTGAATTTGGGCAACAGGACGAGAATGGTGAGTTTACCGATGTCATCGTCTTCCCTCGCCATCATGTCCGTCCGTTCGAGCGGGAGATAACCAAGTTCCCTGACGATGTTTCAGGTATCTCGTATGCGGATCGGGAAACGGAATACTTCTTGCTTCCATTGGGTGATGCGGAAGACTTGGGCAAGTTGGAATCCATTGCCATCGAGGTGATCTGGAAGACATTTGCCCGATCTGACTGGAGTGAGTACAACGAACGTTTTGGAAAGCCTTTTGTCACATTCAAGACGGCTACCGACAACGAGAACGAGCGTGATGAAGCTTTCCAGATGGCACAGAAGTTTGGTTCAGACCTGGTGGGTGTCATTGATCCGGATGACGAGCTGGAAATCTTGGATATGACCTCTCGCGAGAGTAGCGATAATTACAAGTCGCTGGCGGTAATGTGCGATGAGTATATTGCCAAGATGATGAACGGACAGACCGGTACGGGCGATGTCAAGGCTTTCACTGGTTCGGCTGAAGTACATGAGAGGGTGTTGACCGAGTTTACCAAGGCCCGGTTGAAACGGATTCAGGATATTGTCAACTACAAATTGTTCCCATTCCTGGTGGCTCATGGTTATCCGCTGGACGGGTATGAGTTCTCTTTCTATGGCCTTCGCAGCAAGCCGGAGAATACGGTCGACAACAAGTCTTACAACGGGGGTGATCCGGCTAAGACGAATCAGCGGGAGGAAAACAATTTTTTCGCCTGAGCCCGGTCAGTTTCGCCGGGCGGATGGAAAAGTTATATAGCTGCCGGTGTTCTTCTTGCCGGGAGCTGAACAACAAGACGGATCAGGATTTCAACCTGACGGACGAAGAATTGAATTATATCCTGCACCTGATCTTTGATCGTGACTTCGATACACTGAACGATATCGAACGTACACTGTTCAATCACACCCGTACATTCCTCGATCAGGCGGTCGATAAGGCTTTCAAACTGACGGTCGAAGAGAATAAGGAGTTTATCGAGCAGCTGAAGTACAACAATGCGGTCTTTGCTGCGTTCAAGACGCACCGGCAGCAGAACGATCTGGCGGCTCTTCTGATCGACGAAGAGGGACGTCCGCGAAGCTTCGACGCTTTCCGCAAGGCGGCAGATCCGGTTATCGGTGCCTACAACAATACTTGGTTGCAGACCGAATACAATGCGGCTGTCAAGTCGGCACGCACGGCAGAGATATTCCTTCGCTACCAGAAGGATAAGGATATCTATCCGAATGTCAAATGGCTGCCCAGTGTCTCGCCCGATCCGCGTATCTCGCACATGGTGTATTACAACCAGGTGCGTAGTGTCGACGATCCGTGGTGGAAGAATCATTATCCGGGTTGTGTCTGGAATTGCAAGTGTGATAGCCGTGCCACGAAAGAGGCAATCACCCATGTGGGCGATTCTCCGGTGGCAGAGTCTGTACCTGATACGGTATCGCCCGGTCTGGACCGGAATCCGGCTTTCTCCAAGGCGATCTTTAGTGATACCCATCCGTATATAGCCGAGGCAGACAAGACGGCTAAAAAGGCGGTAAAACGATTCTTGGAAAAGGAGACCGAAAATGGCACAGAATGATGTTCCCAGGATACAGGTACTGTGGGCCGAGATGAGCAACCCGTCCAGGCTGGCCCGCGAGATCGGAAACGAGGCGGTGAATCATTTTAAGGACAACTTCCGTCTGCAGGGCTTTTTGGATGGTGGCTTGCAGAAGTGGAAAGACGTGAAGCGTCGCGATCCCAACAGTCCCTGGTATGGGTTTGATTACCGGGGCAACAAGTCGAAGGGAAAGAAGAAGAAGAAGGGCAAGAAGGGCAGAAAGTCACGGAATGCCAATTTCTCGCAGGCAGCCACTCAGCGTCCTATTCTGACTGGAACCAGCATGGAATTGCAGCGTTCGCTGGCATACAAGGTCAATACGGCAAGCAGCCGTCAGATAAGCCTGGCGATCACATCAGACAAGCCTTATGCTTCCGTACAGAACGAAGGGGGCATGATCAAGGTGTTTGGCAAGCATGCGGCAGTTCTTCCGGCAAGGCCTTTTGTTGGTCACAGCAAGGAACTGGACGATAAGATTGATAAGATTGTTCTTGATTACTTAAAACTGAAATGATATGATATTCCAATTGATGAAAGAAATACGGGCCCTGATCGCCGATCATTATGGGCTCAGGATTGATCCCGAATCGGGAACGGTTATTGCCGAGGATAACCCGGAGTCTCCTGTTAGGGATATCCAGTTGTTCAACGAGCAGTTCACGACGAACATCGTGCAGGTTCCCGTCATTCTGATGGCTTGTGGAAAGCTCGAGTTTGAAGAGTACACCAAGGGGTATTGGCGGTCTCCGCTACAGGTACAGCTGATGGTGGTAAGCGACAAGATCTCGCTTTCCGACGGGCAGAGTCACGACAAGGATCTCGAGGAACACGAGTCGATTGTCGACGATTGTGTAACGCTGTTGCATAAGCACAAGTTTTTTGCGTCTTCCAAGCTGATGATCCTTCAGTCTTCCGAGACGATCTACGATCACCAGGGATACATGGTTACATCATTGATTTTTAAAACGGCTATCAGTATATGACGGACTTAATGCACATCCCCGAAACACTCAACTGGCCTCGGTTTTATTTCCACATGGCTGTCACCTTGTTTTTCTGGTTCATCATGTTCCTGGCTATCTGTATCGATTTATGGGATGGAATCTATACAGCCAAGAAGATTGGCGAACCGATCAAGTCGCACATCCTCAGGCGTACCTTCCAGAAGGCGGGCGAATATTGGCGCATCATGTTGTTCGGCATGTTGTTCGACCTCGTAGGGATGTTGTTCGAGTGGTATATCATCCCGTTCATGACGCTCGTACTCATCATCGGCGTGTTGATCATCGAGTTCCGTTCCATGATGGAGCATTCGCGCAAGCGCAAGGATGGTATCCAGAATATTCCGGACGTGATTGCCGGGATCATCAAGTGTACCACCGAGAAAGAAGCCGAAGATTTGATTAAACTGATTAAAGAGGAGAATAAACATGAAACTAATTAGACAGGGATTGGCTCTATTCGCTATGTGGTTGGTATTTGCGGCGATGGCTCTGCTGGTGTCGTGTGCTGCCAAAAGGTATTCGCAACTGGTCGACGATCAGACGACAGAGCAGTTCATCCGTTCGCAGGTCTTGGAACAGTATCTTCAGCGGACGCGCGACAGTCTGCTCGCCAACCTCGCCTTCGATCTGAAGGTGGAAATTACGAAATGGAGTGAGCCGGATACGTACGGCAGACAGTATCCTGTCTCTACGACTACCGGTACGCTGACGGGCGGTTGGTCCATGGAAAAGAATACCGCTACCGATGTCGAGGCTTCGGCTGAACAGCGCACCGAACAGACGGTGACCGACGAACGGCACACCGACCGGCAAACACAGACCGACGTGCAGACCGGTATCCTGCCCCGATGGGTGTGGTGGTTCCTGATCGTCGGCGGATCGTTGGCTGCCCTCTTGTATTGGGTATCCAACCGGAGAAATCAGAAGTGACATAGGTATATCGTCGCCGAGATATACCTATATCTCCGCCGAGATATGCTTATATCTCCGAAGAGATATACTAACCCGATTTTTCTAACATTTAAACCCTATTTAAAATGAAACAATTCTTAGGAATCTTAGTCTTGTTGTTCGTATCGTTTTGCGCGGCGATGGCTGCGCCTGTCTTAACGGAAGTAGTGGCTGAAGAGCCGGCAGGAATCTCAATCGATGTATCCACCTTCACCGGTATCGTGGCGTTGGTTTCAATGATCGTCACCCAGATCGCGAAGGTATGGAAGAAGGTCGATGAAAGCTCGCTGATAAAAAGAGCCATATCGGCTGTCGTGGGCATTGCGGTATTTATGATCTGCTGGGCATTGCAGGTAGCTCCGTTGTTCGAAGGCATGGTATGGTGGTGGGCGTTGATCTATGGCGCACTGGCTGGATTGTCGGCTTCCGGATTCTATGCACTCATCAAGGATATTTGGAAATACTTCTTTCCGGACGACCCGGTTATTAAGACAGAAGGATAGATATAAACAAACAAAGGGATGCAGATCAATCTACATCCCTTTATGCAAAGCTAAACGTAAGTTGTTCCCTTTCTTCCTTCTTCCGTCCGTATTTCAACTCGGCCTTGGCAGGATAAGCCAGCCACCGGTTGAATGTTGCGTACGAGATAAGGAACATGTCCTTGATAATGTGCTCGTAAATGAATATCTGTGTAACGCCTTTCTTTTTCTCAGCTAACACAATATCCTGCACACGGACCATCTTCAACAGTGTGTTTCGGTTATTGTACGCCATGTCAGTCAGATTATTTTCACAAATATAGCACTTTTATCAATATACTGTTCTACAACATACGCTTTTTTACTGATTATCGGGCTTTTTCAAAACCATTTACTAATAAACATCATACTAGCAACAGCCCATCCGGAAGCTGCTATTGCGTATAGAATTACTTTCAATCTTGATACATTGTAAATACGTTTATTCAATCTGTTCACGTATTTAACAGGATCTCCAAATTCTTCTTTAGCTCTATTTTGAACCGCCGATTTTATTATCTTTTCAAATCGGCTTCTTACATCCTCTTGTATTTGAAATTTTCCGTCTTTATACCAAAGACAAGTAAAACATTTGATGTAATATTCATCTCTCCAATCTTTATTTGTATCAACTTTTATATGAATTTCAGCCACACCTTTTTCTTTCCAAAGTGACAATGCTTTCTCTTCTATTTGTTGTTCATTGAGTTTAGCCTTTTCATACAATTCATTATATTCATAATCTCTTAATTGAACTATCTTTTCCATTTACATATCCTCTTATTTCAAATATTCTTTATTAAAACTTTTTTTCTTTATAAGCCATTCGATAATTGATACACAACATTCTATTGGATTATCTTCTATGTGAGTTCCAACAAGACAATCAGCTGCATATCTTCTTATCGAAATATTATATCCCTTCTCATGTATTATCAGCTCAGGATGATGTGGACCAAATCCAATTTTAGGATCAGGAACTTCAACCGGCAATAATTCCAACAGGCGAGACAGACTCCATGCAGGTACAGTGTTTTTCATAAGATAATGATAGCATTGTGTAATATGAATGTTATCTATACCAGTTGGTGTTATTTCTATATGACAATCTGCTGTCTCTGGTTTCAGACCCAAAGAAAGAAGTCTTTTTGATTGCTCTCTGTTAGTTGCTATTCGTAATTTAAATTCAAAATTATCCATCACCAGTTTATTCTTAATTAACCATTCTTATTGTGTAATTCCTTCAACTTAAAATGCAACATAGCGATAGCATTCCATGCAACCTGTGCTGAATGTAAGCATCCTGTATCAGCATCTACTTCATTCCCTTTCTCAACTTCTGTCAGATGCCTAAGCATAGCTCCTTTGTAACGCTCATATCCATCCGGAAGGTTTTCCCAATTGTGTGCACCATATTTCTTGGCTCCGGCGGTATAAACCTTGGCTATCTCTTCCAATTCTGGCCATGGCAGGAGTTCCATCATAACCTTGTTGTCTATCCTGTCATTCTTTTTTGATTCTGGTTCTTCAAACATGTCTTCAAACCAATAATTTTTTCCTTCATCAATATCAATAGTATATAAATTACCTTTGGAATCTATGATTACAGCTTCTTTCCCTAAATATTTCTCAACAGCATCTAAGTAAATAGGACTCATAGTTGGGCCGTTATAAGATTCAGAGTTTATTATTTTAACCCGATCTCCTTTTTTGAATTTACTCATCTTTTAATCCTCCTTTCATCCAATTTCCTATCAACAAAATCAATCAGATCCTGCACGGTTGCAGTATCCCACATCGGGTCTTCCATCTCTTCATCTGTGATGGAAATACTAAACTCTTTCTCTACAGACATAGCTGTTTCTACTATATCGAGAGAATCAAACATCAAATCATCTTTCAGCTGATCGTCAACTTTGGCGTCGCTGACGTATCGATGGATAACGGCCATCACCTTTTCTTCTGTATTCATATAAAATATTCTTTGCATTTAAATCCTTTTCTAGGTTCAAAATCCTTAAATTCACAAGACCGAAATACCCACTTCTTGTCCGCCCACGAAGCCAAATCTTTTTGCCATTGTGGTATTATTTGACGTGGATTATTAAGATCTCTATAAGGCTGGCAATGGGGCAAAAATTTTTTCCCTTTATCCCTCCAATGATTTACTCTGCTAAATGATTCTTTAAAATCGTCAAGCAAAATGCAGTAGAAGAAATATTCACCATGATAACCATATTTATCTATCAGAGAGATGGCTCGTTCACATTCTGCTATCTGACCTTGTGTGTCGCATCCGAATCGTATGCGTTTTATCCATTTTACTTTAGCTAGTAGTTTAGCTATATCCTCAGTAACTAACCTTGCATCCAGTCCTTGATTAAAGTCAACTTTCAGACCTAAACGTACAATCTTTTCGATCTGTTGCAACCCGTAATCAGAAGCCAGAATATTATTATCCATCAGTATAAGATTTTTTCTCCCTTCAATGGATATCTCCTCTACATCCATATATGGTCTAATATTCCCTTCTTTCAGAGGAACTACGCACCATTTGCATTTGTTAGGACATCCACGTGTCAGGAAACCGTATGCAGTGCGCTTGTCTATCGAAGGATAAATTGAATAATCAGGCTGAATACAATCAATTTCTTTTGGCAAACAAGAATGAATATCATATCCTGTACCACCTCGAATAACTTCTCCTTTTATGTTAGAAATGAAGTATTTGTAATCAGGTGTGAACGTAAATACTTTTGCCATATATAATTTATCGTAATTATCGAAAGGATTGTACCATTCAACATTATTCCCATTTTGTTTATGAAATGCACTTATCTTCATGAGTGCAAGGTTAGGATAGTTGCTGTCAACTGACATTAAGCCAATTTTATCCATACATATTATTTCAGTTTAAATATTGTTTTAATTCTACACCCTTTAATAGGGTTCTTATATACGCCTTCTCCAAACCAGTATCTGTCCCACGGATATCTGCGGAACAGATACCGGTAAAAGGCTTCATTATATCTACGCTCCATAATCAGGTCCCCATTCAATTTGCACCTTAGCTTTTACCTTACCAGTCCCATCGCAATAATCGCAGGACTTTCTTTCAAGGATTGCATTAATCTTTAACAATTTTCATTACTGTTGGTAGCCATTTCTTCTTTCGATTCCAATTGTTGTAACCGTTTCAAATGATAAATTACCGCCTCGAAAAATTCAAGACTTCTTTTGCTTTGTTCTTTACGTGATCGGGCACGTAATCTCGGAATCTGCTCTTTGATAACTTCCGCTGTCCCCTCCGCATCTTTGATACACTGGGAAATACTTCGGATAAAGCCACATTCTTTAAAATACTTTGCCATATTTTTATACCTTAACGTATGAAAATTCACCAAACAATACAAGCACCGGTTCTGTTTTCCCCATAACCCATTCGCCACGTTTGTTATCCTGGCTTTCAGGAGGCGGAACAACTTTATGAATACTACCGGGAACTAATGCCTGGAATTCATCACCACAAGCATAGCAACGGGTAATCTTTATATACGTAGCCCTATGAATTCCTTGGCATAACTGCATTTTATGTATACTTCTTTCCGGTATTTCAATCGTCCCTAATCTATAGGACTTGTCGGTTACGCCGCATCGTTTACACTTATATATGTCATGCGGTTTTCTTCCGCATATTGTCACGAGATTGACTTTCTCCCATTCGTGACCACCTTCTGATAAATTGAATTCTTGCATATTATTTTAATTTTAAAATATATTAAATCCTTCCGATTTTTATCCCCCATAATCAGGTCCCCATTCAATTTGCACCTTCGCTTTTACCTTTCCAGTCCCATCACAATAATCGCAGGTCGATGTCTGATAAGTATTATGTCCGGTCTGTTCGCTAAACCCACCTTGCCCGTGGCACACCGGGCAAGGATACCCGGATACCACAAAATTTTCCCGGATACACTCGTAATCCGGCGGGGCAATCTCTATGATCTGTTTGTTACGGCTCATGGGTTGGCAGGATTTACGGCGTGAACAAACTTACAGGGAACTTCCAATATGCTGCCATCTTCTTCATCCAGGACACCAATCAGACGGTCTCCAAGATCAACTTTCACGATAGGATACAAATCACCGTCTATATAGCAGCTCATTCCGGCTTCCCATCGCTGATTGTCAAATTCTTCTTTTGTCATACTAATCTCTCCTTATTAGGTATCAAGTCCTCTATATAGGCCCATTCAACAACTTGGTTATCTTTACATATTTTATTCCATTCTGCTGGTTCAACATTTATATGCCATGTTACAAAACCAAAGCATTTAGTCCAAACAAGTATATATCCTTTCTTTTTAGGAACTTCTGTTGCGTCATGCCATACAGTGTTAATACGCCAGTTGGCACCATCGGAAAAAGCTTTGTGCTTTGCCATCACAGAATTGTTATCCGTGAATCCTAATGAGCTACCAGAATAATCTCCGGCAGCTTTTTCAATGTCATCTTGCGTCATACTCAATAAAATAAAGAAGGTTCTTTCGACTCTTTAATATACTCCAGCAAGATCAGATCAACCTGCTGCCTTTGCCAGTCCAGTCCAGGACGATTCTTGCACTGCTTCTTGATCTCCTTGATACATTCTTCCGGTGGCAACCCCATATCAAGTTTCGATACAAACAGATTGATCTGATCAAGCCGCATCGGTTTCACAGATAAGATACGGGCATCTCCTTTATATCTCCCGTCCAGATAAATGTTCTTCACGGCATCAACACAGTATTTGATCGGGTTGTGCAGCCGGATAGTCGTAAAGCAGTTACAATTCAGTTTATTGTTCCAATTTTGTTCAAATTCCAGTCTTTCATCCATAATCTTATAATATTTTCCTATTTCACGTTTACAATAAAAGCAATAGACGCCAACGGTTCGGCATGTACGGGTCATGATCATCACCCGGTAAGGGAATCCGCAAGGGCAGACATATATCCACTTGCCGGGTGTCAGGGTCACGACCTTCGGATTCCGCCTTACATGCGGTTGAAGCTCGGTTCTACCTTCTTCCATACATTCATCTCGTCTTTCTCGAAGAAGTAGAAGTTGATAGAAGTGCCTTCTACGGTATGGCTTTCCTTGAAGAGGTTCATGATGTCCGAATAGGCAGGATCGTTAAACTTCTCTTCCATCTGATACAGTTTGCTGATCGACTTGTAGTCCAGGTCTCCATTGGCATTGCGTTCAAGCAGCGTCATGGCCAATTGGTACATCGGGTTGTCTGCCCCGTCTTCTTTCCCTTTGATCCATTCTTGCAGGAACTCTATCAGTCGCTGGGCGGCAACATCGGCACGTTCGTCAAACTTCTTAACCTTGTTGCTCCGTACTTCAATTCGGAAGTTCCCTTCCTGTACCGTGAAACTCATCTGGTCCGAACTGCGCAGCTGCCCGTAGTCTGCCATTACCTTGCGGAAGGCAACCAGTTCTTCTACGCAGAACTTATGTAGTCCGCTTACTTCTTCGCGTACGGATCGCACTTTCTGTTCTACACGTCCCACTACTTCAGCGCGGATCGATTCGTAAGCTTCACGGTTCTGAATGTTTCGACGCTTCTGTTCGGCACGTGCTTTTGTTAATACTTCTTTCAATTCTTCTTCGCTCAATTGCGACAGGTCAATTTTCTTTTCTTCCATGATACGTAATTATTTAATTGTGTTTAAATGATTCCAGCCGCATCCATTCTTTACGAAGGAACTCAACGGCTTTCTTTAATTCTTCTATCTCTTTTTCCCATTCTTGGAGTAGCTTGCGGTGGGCAGCCATCTCTTCGTAGGGCTTGGTCATCATGATATCAACCATAAAGTCGATATCCGATTGGATCTTCTCGATCCGACGGTTAATGCGCTTTCCTTTTTCAACGATCTCTTCTTGCAGATCGACTATTTTCTTCAGTGCCATGTCAATTCCGGTTGATGTTCAGGTTAAGCGCATTGTCCAGCACCTTGTTTTGCCGGATATACATATTATATAGGGCTCGCAGCCTCGACAGGGGTATCTGGTTAAACTCATTACTGTTGGCAGCCCGACAGGCGATGCGCTTGATGTATTCCAGCTTTTGATCTTGGCTGTCATACGAGTATCCCTGTTTGTCCAGATTGGCCCCGATAGCGGCTATCAGTCTTTTCCTGGCAGTGTCTTGTTCGTCTTTATACACCTTTTTGCCTACTTTCTTTTGGAGCTGCTCAAGCATATAGCTGTATGTCTTGGGCTTCTTCTCGTATAGCTCTGTCAGGCTGGTAGTGGTTCCAAGGCTGTATTCATGTACGATGCTTTCTTTGATCACGTCCCGGTATTTTGGGTCGTAGTCCGGCAGCTGCTGGATGAGCTTGTAAAACCGGGCGTGTTTGTTTTTTTTCTTTTCCATATCTTATTCCTCCTCTTTTTCTGATTTATTCCCCCAATACAGGCTTGCGCCTTCTTCCCAAATGGTGTAGGGCTCTGGTATCCCTTCCGCAAATCGGCTGGCAACCAGTGCGCGGAATCCTTCTACTCGTATCTTGCAGTCGCAGTCGTATCGGATTGACTGTGCCGCCGACCCCTTGGGTTCTTTTCCCAGTGCGTGCGAGATGAATATCAGCAGCTTGTTGGGTAGTTCCGACTTCATTCGCAGATAGTCCTTATAGGTCATGCCGGTGTATTGCAGTGAGTCGATGACGACGAACTGGGGCGATTTCCGTTTCTTCAGGTATTCGATCAGCTCATGGATCGGCATCCGATCCAACAAAACAATACGCCGTGACACTTCCATCATGTTGACATCTATGAATCCTCGTTGCATCGACAGGCTGTCGCCCTCTTCCAGACTGTCGTAGGCGCATCTTCCGAACTTGGTCAGCTCTTTGATGAGCTGAAGGGCAAACCGAGTCTTTCCTGATCCCGACATTCCCCATACAATCCAGGTACCGGAATAGGCGGGGCAACCGAAGGATGCACGCCATTCACCTTCAAATGGCATTACTTTCTTGCGCGACTGCAAGAACTGTTCTACTCCAAGTGTCTTGGCCATATTACTATAGATTATTGAGTTTGTGTGCTAACTGTTCTCTCTTCACCAGGCGCATCAGGCGGCGCAGGTCTTCGCAGATAAATACAGACTTCTCGCGTACTTCGCCTTTGTTTTTGCCGCGGGTCTTGACAATCTTCTTTACCTTGTCAACTTCGCTCCATACGCGGTCTGCCGAGTCTGTATCCAGATGGTTGGCAAGGCAGATATCCTTAACTTCCTGCTCGGTGGCTCCCGGCAGGTCGATGAACGATCGTCCCAGCCGGCTGTCTATCTCATCATATCCCTTCAGGTTGTTACGCACGCCGCGAGCGATCTCTTTATGCAGGTTCTCCGTGCCGGCAAGCACGCATCCCATACGGTGTTCGGTACGGTTATATATCGGAATCAGCTTTCTGAGTGCGGCAGGACGTAGCTTGTCGGCTTCGTCTATGATAAGAAGGGGCTTGTCGGCCGACAGGCGGTTCAAGTATTCTGTTATCATCTTGATCAGAGTAGGTATGTCTGTATAACTCCGCTTGGGTACGCCGCAGGTGCGTTCTGCAAGCTCAAGCAGGAATTGCCGGGCATTCCATTCTTCCGCCTGGATGAAGATGATTGATCCGCTAAGGTCACTGTTGAAGATATGCTCCAGCGTCTGTGTCTTTCCGCTTCCGGCTTTATTGCTGATGGCCATCCACATGGCTTCATCTTTGCAGCTGCGGCACACAAACTCAATCTTCCGGTAGTTGCTGATGGTGGTGACTACCTGCCATCCGTCTTCCTGGTAATTCAGCGAGGCGGCTATCTTGGCATCCATCTTGCCAGTATCTGCTCCATACTTTCCGTTAAGCCATAGACTAAGTGAAGTAACGCTCACGCCTATTTTTTCTGCAACTTTACTCTGGCTGCCCAATCGTGTAATCCAATCATTTACATGCTGCATAAGTCTGTTCCTGTTCATACGTCTTATATTTAAAAGTCATTTAAAAAATCATTTTCGTCTATATCGATAGTATATTCTTCTGCTTCTTCCGGTTCTTCCTGCTTTACCGGTGCAACGGCCTTGGGTGCTGTTGCTGCCCTCAGTGCGTTGCGCTGGTTCTTGTGCTGGCCAAGGCTGTCTGTGATGACGTGGGCTGTAAGGGTGTCTTCCAGCAGTTCCCGGTTGTCCTCAAACAGGGCGCGAACGGTTTCTGCCGATTCCGATCGTTTGCGGATAACCTCTTGGTCCATTTCCCGATTGAATTGTCGGATACGCATCAAATTGTCAATATCCCCTTCTTTTCGGTCGACAAGAGCCATGGGCTGTGCTTGTTTTTCTTCCAGCAGGAATCGGATAGTTCCCTCCAGCGGTTTCTTCTGGGTTCCTACATTCACCACAGCCAGCACACTGCTCATATCGTTCGGGTCATACCGTACATACCAGGTCTTGTGTCCGTAATTCCTGAACTCAAGGTCATAGGTGTCATACCAGCGAATAATGCCGTTCAATTGTAGCTGTATACCCATCGGTTGCATCTTGCGCGGTTGTGCCAGTTCCCCGAAGGTGGATAGCCAGTTGATGCGCGGGAAGGACAGCTTCCGGTCTTCAGACAACGATTTCCAGCCTTCCAGGTATTTGTCAACCTTGATCTTCCGGTCCATTTCGATCAGCGAAGCCAGCTGGTTGACTACACCGTCATAGTCCGGAAAGTCTTTCTTGTGATTTTTGATCCAGTCATCGCTTACCTGGTTTTTCCGCCGTCCTTTTACGCCGACGCCAGATGTGTTTGGACATAATCGGCAATACTGCTGGTTAAACCAGTTGAAGAAGGGCTCTATAATCTTGGCTTTCGCGTTTCCTTGCTCTGCCGGTACATAATTATGCGTCAGGGCAGAGTAGAAATCGGCCAGTGTCTTCTTTTCGTAATTATCGGTCTGTATCTGCCAGGGACGGTAATAATCGCCAAACAGTTCAAATACATGTTCAAAGGCATTCCGGAAAGCAGCACGGATCAGTTCTGGTGTTTCGTGGGTCCCGATTGCATACCCGATGATGTACTTATTGTAGGGATCAACCACCATGACCACCGTAGGCCGGTTGTGATACGTAGTAACACTTCTTCCTTCCGCATTGACCAGTGTTTTCTGATACAGCAGCTCGACATCCCATCCGTCAGCAGTCCAGTAGAGCATAGGGGCAGTTGGTGCGTATCGCGATACATTCATGTGCTGCTCGTTCTTGTAAGCTCTCGATCCGTATCTGCCGGCAAAGGTTTCTGTATGTTTTCTCCGGTAATTTCCAACAGTAGCCCCTGTTACGGTTGACCATCCTAATTTGGCAGCTACAGTATTGTATAGCATGGCTACTGTTTCATTATTCAGGTTACGCCCGTCACCACACAGCTCATCCATCAATGCTTTTCGCTCCTTGCTCGATGTCTTGTCTGCATTCGAGTTTCCAAGCTTCTTGGATATTAGCGACGCGTAGCCTTCTTTCCGGTACCGGTCAAGTACGCGACGAAACGATTGGCTGTTCTTCGGTAGTTTGCAGCCCAGTTCTGCCTGGATAAGGCTCAGTTCGTCGCATATTTCGCCCATCACACGTCCGCAGCTTCCGTTACGCAACTTGATGGCGGCTACTCGGCGAGCATACAGGTCGATCACGGCATTCAGGGCCGATGCGTTATTTACATAGAGCTTGATGGTTTCCGGAGTCAGGTGGGTATGTCCGTCGGTAGTATAGGTCTGATAGAAGTTTTCGGCACGCATGTCGCGCTCAAAGATATCTCTCAGGCTGCTGCGTGTGGCCTTCTTCTCCACATCGCCATATTTGTCAACTACCTTATCACGGTATTTCTCCGGAAGTGAGTTGTAGGCATACAGGGCGGATTGTCCGAAGCACCCGCGGCGAACAACACGTATCTGTCCGCGTTGAACCAAATACTGCAAGTTCGATGCCGATATAATCGGTCTCATGCTCTCGTTCGCGTCATTCGGGTCTCCGTCGGTTAGCTCCGCATAACTGATGCACAATATGTTTTCGTGATATTTCATTTCTTTCTTATTCTATTGCCCCGCCTCCGGTCTCGCTCCGGATCTGCAAGTCTTTGGCTTTCCTGGCGGGTGTAAGGGTCAGTATTCAGTTATATCAAGTGAGCAAATTGTCGATCTTCTTCTCCAGTTCGGTCAGATACGTCAGACATTCGTCTTTATGATCGTTGATCAGCATTGAGAACACAAACCAGACGCCTATCAAGACAAATCCGATGATCCACTGCGATGCGTTTCCCTTCTCCGAAGCATCACACAAAGTGCCGATCCCGGCCATCATCAGCAACCAGCTGATCATCCATCCCCAGAATATGATTTTCGTTTTCATACGCCCTCCTTCCATTGTGCTTTGGCAAGCAGTTTCGTCTCTTCTTTCATTCCGCTGATATGCTGCATCCAGCTGTATCGCGTAGCTAGCATCTTGTCCAGTACGCCGAAGTCTTCCAGCGAGACGCAATGGTTGTACTCATACCATTCCGATTCTCCGCTCACGGCGTCAAAACCAACGATTCCCCATACGTCATAACCCGATTTATTTACTTTGGCAGGAGCCTCTGCCATCACAGTCTTGAACACCGGGCGGCATTCTTCATCGTCCTTGCCCGTCCATACCAATACCGGGAAATGATACCCCAGCTTGGAAAACGGTTCATAACTAAGCTCTTTGTAATTCCTTTTCATAATCATTTCTCCATGGTTTTAATGGTTTCACCTCGTGCGTTCAATATCCGGACGGTGCGGCTCATGGGTTTCTCTTCCATCAATACGCCACCATTCTCCAAGGCCATCTCACGGGCTTGCGAGCAAACGGCACTGTTGCGCTTAAACGACAACGACATACTCAGTAGCGCATTCGATATATTCAGTGCCTGGCATATCTTCTTTCTGGCTTCCGTGTCTTGTAATACAATTTTTTTAATCATGTTATTCTCAATTTAAAAGTTAGAAATGCTCCCGCCCCGGTCTCGCTCCGGTATCTGCAAGTCGTTGGCTTTCTTGGCGGGAATAGTCTAGGTCTCGGTTTTTTGCCTATCTTTAGGCTGTCAACTAAAAATTACTCGTATGAAAAATTCAAATGAAATCGAAAAATTAAAGCATCAAATTGACTGCTTAAAAATCAACCAATGCGTTATAGTAGCTAAGCAAAAGGCTTTAAACTTTACTATCCAAGAATATCTTTCTAAGATGCCGGCAGAAGAAGCCTCATGTTTCTATACAATGTATGTAGACCTTCTTCAGTACAATTTCCTGAAATCAATGAAAGATTTGGAAAGCAATATTTTAACAGAATATTCAAGGTCCGATTATTTAGCACAAATAGATCTGTATATCGTCGACATCAAAGAGATGAAGGCCAATCCATTCTATCAGAAAGACGAATCGGATTGAAGTCATGACATGTATCTTCTTTTATTTTTGATCTTATGCGATCTGCTTTTTTGATCAGTTCTGATTCCATCTTTTTGTTGGCCTCTCTGATAGCTCTCATTAATTCTATTATTGTTTCCATATTCAAATACTTTTTATTCCCGGCCTGAACCGTTCCAGGCCGGAATTGTGTTTTACTTCTTCCCAGTCAATATTCCCAATACTTCCAGCATACGCCCTTGACCGTAAGCATCAAACCACTTCTCGCGGTTCGCAATCGCACGCTGTTGTAGATAATCCATTATACTGCTATCTATTATTTTGCCTGCCAACACCATAAGCACTACGTCTTTTGATACGTTAAATTTGTCGGCACATGATTCCATATCGCTATCCGAAATAAATTTCATCATCTCGGCTAGCATACACTTTTTCAATTTTTCTTCAGTGTTTATATTGACCAATTGATATGGAGCTATATAGAATCCATATTTATGAATACTTGGAAGTACTTCTTTAGATACCCATCTGCGAAACTTTTTTGCTTCTGGTTTGCGGGACTGAAAAATTAATGTATATAATCCATATTCATTTACAGTCGCCATGTACTGACGTCCCCCTAACGTAGGAACTTCTACATTACAGCCTCTTTCATCAACTTCCAATTTAGCTATTGCATCACGATGCTGTCTTATTCCTAAAATTAAGCATACGTCTTTGGCAACAAATAAGGGTTCGCCATTTACCATCACACTTCTGATTTCTCCAAATTCAGGGCTGGAGATCACCGCCAATCCTTTTTTCATACACTGTTCATTTTAAGCGGAAAAATTACTATCTTTGGCCGCTGTTAATTATTTACGTGTTGCAATATTACTCACTTTGCGTATAATGGCAAAACATTTTGCGAATTATTTTACGCATAATGTTTAATAACATATTTTACTATGGATAAAAAACAAATGATATTAGACTTGATTGACTATTATTCAAATGGGAATAAAACTTTATTTTCCAAGAAATTAGGTGTTACGCCTCAAACAATTAGCTCGTGGTTAAGTCGTAATACATTTGATAAAGAATTGATATTCGCAAAATGTGAAAATATAAACGCAGAATGGCTATTAACAGGGAATGGACCAATGTTAAAAGAGGAGGCTCCGGCTATTCAAATGTTAAGCCATCCCAAAGTTCCTGAGAAAATAATCTATCAGCAAGCTATCAACCTCTACGATGTAGAAGCCGCCGCCAATCTTAAAACACTGTTTGTCAATAAAGATCAGAATATACTGGGGCAAATAAGCATCCCCGATATTCCCAGATGCGATGGTGCAATCTACGTCCGTGGCGACAGCATGTATCCTATATTAAAGTCAGGAGATATAATCGCCTACAAGGAAATACACAACTTCGATAACGTGATTTATGGCGAGATGTACCTCATTTCCTTCGATATCGAAGGCGACGATTTCCTGACTGTCAAATACATAAATCATTCAGAAAAAGACGGATATGTAAAACTGGTTAGTTATAATCCACACCACGACCCTAAAGACATACCTGTATCAAGCATCAATGCCCTGGCATTGATCAAATTCAGCATTCGCAAGAACACTATAATTTAAAAGAACACTATAATTTAAATAGATATTTCATATATATAAATAGATATTTATGTTTGATAAAAGCAAAAAATATACTGTTGAAGAGTTTTTCAATATGATAGATTCAGGAGAATTGAAACTTTCTGTTCCTATCATTACAGGAAGAAATGGAGCTAAATACAAAAGAGTTCCAGCAGAATACAAATGCAATAAGGATGATAAATGGGCAATATCTTTATTCCAATTATACGACATTAATTTTAAAGTAGTTACATTAATAACTAATAAGGGATCATGGTTTCATTTATCGCAATTTTTAAAAGGATCTGGAATTGCTGCAAACGATAATGAAGTTTCTTCTTTTATTGACTCTTTGCCTGTAGGATCTGTTCGATATTATTCTCCATTTAATAAAGGTTCAAAAAGAGCTTTTATTAAAGATTCTTGTTTGTGCATTTTTAATTTTAAAATTGATGGATGTTATATGTCTAAAAATATAGTTCGATTAGAACAGATTGAAAGTAATGTTTTGTTAATCAATAAGAATGAATTAAGAAAAAAGATTGATCTAATCTCTGAATCATTAAAAAGCCTATTAAATATATCTTTTTTGGGAGATTCATTAGAATGAATACGATAATATGATAATTAACAGGCGAAAGCCTATAAATAAATTTATTATGAGAAACTTAAACATTTTGAGAGCAGAAACGAGTACTCAGTACAACGATCTGCGTGGTGCAGTATCTATCGATTTTCATAACGGCATTACACAACTGCATGATTTATGCAAAGATTTAGGAGTTGATTTAGAGAAATATTACCCTGTTGGGCTTGGATTTTCTGAGTTTACAACTAGTGGTGTTTTGCAGAAAGAATATGTATATGGGCATATCTTATTGTTAAACAAGGGAAAATACAATGCTGATAATTTTGATAATTACGAGCAAATGCTGAATGGGGTAGATATAGTAGAATTGGAAAAGTTCAGATTTGAAATGCCAATAAAAGAGATCGGCAAATACATCAAAAGGTTCAATATTTCAGCTATCTCAAGATTAGGTAATATCATGAGAAATATAAATGTTGTTGAAATGTAATAAAGGGAGGAGCTAACAAGCTCCGCCCTTTATTTCAAGAATAATAGCATCTAATACACCTACCACATCAGATAAACAAGATGCTGATTTTTCATCCTCACATGATAGTGTCATAGTCTCAACTGTAGCTTTCATGACTTCATAACGATTACACGTATTATCTATTCCACCATGCAAAATTTGTCTTTTAATCAATTCAGATAACTTCATAATATATATCAATTAGAATTTTTACATCTTTCATATCTATTTAATAAGGCCGTGAGTTTTTCGAATGCCGAAGGCTCCGATGGATCATATTCGCTTAAAAGATTTCCGGGTAAAAGTCCATCAAAAGCCTTCTCGGTATCAGGTTTACTTTTGATGAGTTTTTCTTTAATATTCGTCATAGCTTATTTTCTTTTATTCTTATCAAATATACGTTTTATGCGTCTATTTTTCAAATATTTCTTCTAAATAATAGTAAATCAATACGTTAAAAGTACAATAACCGCCTAAAAGTGGGAATACCCCCACCCGAAAACTTCAAAACGCCTGTATATTAACACAAATTAACCACAAATCCCACCGCGAATAACTGCCTTAACAACAAAAAAACTATATCCAACACTATATCCAACACTATACCCAACAACAAAAAACACACCGAAAACCCACATACGAAAAATCACAATCCAGATCCCTGTTTTTTGCAGCATGAAAGTATAGAACAATCCTTCCATATTGAGCAGAATTGGAAAATACACGTCAAATAAGCCCATATTTTAATTATACCAGTTTATCCGAACAAGCTACCACAAATAAAAAATAATGCCTCAGACAAAAAGAAAACGGGCAAATTCTGGATATCCAGCTTTTGTCCGTTCACTATATATTTTTAGTCCAGTTTTTAAATGAGTATTTAAAAATTCAATCCAACAAAGTCCATTTTGCAACTTTAAAATTTACATTTTGTACTTTTCGTTTTTTACTTGCTTATAGTCTTTATTTACTATCTATCTTTTTTTCAATAACTTCCAAAATATTATTATGTACTTTTTGTTTTATACTTTATAATACTTATTGGATAGTTTGAAAGGAAAGTCCGGCCGTGTGTGGAAGGGGCTTTTTGCCAAACCAACGGTATGGGATGGGATAGATGTTAGTGATTATGCGTTACCACCGACTGCTATGTCACCTAGTCCGGTATGTACGATAGGCGATAAGCCAAGAAGTTTCTTCTACCTGTATGAAGGGGAGAAAAACTGCCAGTCATCGGCTGGTCAGAACAATTTGTGTACAATGTTCCAGGTTGGTCGGACCTATCCCCGTACAAATGACATGAACCAGGTAACGAATATGCAGCGTGCCCGCTCGATGAATGCCGATACGAGCCGTTCCTATCCGTTCTCCGAGGGTGGTTTCCATGCCTTGAATACCTACGTGACGGCGCAAGAGGTTCTCTATGGGACGAAATACCTACATAAGAACACGTTCTTCGGCAGTGGCATCTCCAGTAATGACACGTGTAACAGCGAGTCTACATGGAAACAGAACGGCGGTGTAAGATACAAGTTGAGTAGCAGTGGCACATGGAAGTATGCAAATTGGAGTACTCAGGGAGACATCTATTATACGGCTGATGACCATAAGCGGACTAGTTTTTCGGTAATGTTGAACTTAGAATATCCTAAAGAGCAATGTATGGAGAGCCAGATGGTCGCCTCATTCGCTAGCGAGACCGGTATTCAGCCGGGTGTTGAGTTCGAGTTTTATGGCGGTACGTATTGGTATGAGAATGTTCCGAACGCATCCGGTCTGTCGGAAGGTGGTATGAATGTCCGTGTGTTCAAACGGATGAGTACGACGTTTAACGCTTATGACTCTGCAGGAGCGGAACAAAGCTGGGATGTGGAAGTAATCCTTCGAATGTCCTTGGTTGGCGGCATGAATCTGTCCGGCGACATATTCGCTTATTGGGGCGGAGGTTCAGAGAATGTCGGAACCTATGAAATTGATACAAATACTTCTAATATAGGAAATCCGGTTGATCTGTACATAGAACCGGATCAGAAGAAATGGCATAATGAGGCAGTTGTAAGTAAAGCAGATAAAGGAGTATTTGATTTTGAGTCTCAATATAGAAAGTTAGGAACATATACGAATTTGGGTAATAGCTATGTGTTAAAACGACAGCCATATTCATGTTGGAAAACAGAAAATGGAGGAAGTATCAGTACCGGAGAGTGCCATTATGTTTATGACCATAACTATTGGGGCAGTGTTTTAAACACTCGATATAGAATCGGCCTGCGTTTTCGCGGCTCTGCTACTTCTGGCGCTTGTTCCGCGCGTTCTGTGTATGCGTACAACGCCGCTTCTAATACGTACCGCCATTTTGCCGGGTCTGCCCAAGCCTTGATAGCAGGCGCAGCCCCGCTGCAAGCGGAAGAAGGGGCTGCAAGCCCCGGCCAAATGTTGGAAAACATGAAAAAAGGAGTAAAAAGGAATGAAAAAAATATCGAAATTTGAGGCCCGAAAATCCTGCCGTCTTGCGGCAAGTCCGGCACTGGGACCGCGACCTCCGAACCGCAAAAGACAGGTTGAAAGAATGGATGGAAGGCCGGCCTGCGTTTTCGCGGCAATGCTAATTATGGCAATTGTTCCGCGCGAAATGTGAATGCGAACAACGCCGCATCAAATACGAACCGCAATTAAGCCGGGTCTGCCCAAATCGGAAAAAGAAAAAGATACCCCCTTCCATTCATGTCCAGGAGTGACGAAAAAATAAAAGACAACGCACATGTTCCAGAAAAGGATGAGATGTGTAGTAGCGTCAAGGCGCTACTTAAATGCCCGGCTTGCATGAAACGGATAACAGGAATAAGCTCAAATCTGAGCCCAGAGGACATCGAGAAAGCGGCATGGAGAGCCTTTGAAGGACACTCCGGCAAACGGGAAGTTACTGATTTTATCGAGGACTTCCAGAATCGTTGCGCCGTGCTTTATAGGGCCTTGGTTGATGGTTCATGGAAAGAGTTCCTGTCGTACCGTGTGCTGGAGAAGGTAAACAAGAACGGGAAGGAACGACATATAGACAGTCCGTCTCTTGTAACCCGGATCTACCAGCACTTGCTGCTAAACTTGTTGGAGCCGGTGTATAACAGTAAAGATAACCTGAATGGCTTGAATTGTAAGAAAGGCTGTGGCATAACGGCGAAAGATTCCCGTCGGTCCGTGATATACCGGATGAAGCAAGTTTATTTTGATCGGACGGATTTGCATTACTGCCTTCTTATAGACCAGCGGAAATGTTACGAGCATGTTACCGCCAAAACATTCCGCCGAGCCTTAAAGCAGGTAATTGATGACAAGTGGTTGGTAGATTTTGCCGTGGACGTGTCTTTCGTGGATGGTAAGCTTCCGATCGGTACGCCAACGTCCCCGTTCATACATCACGTGCTAATGTTGTCTTTTGATTATTACGTCAAGGATTTCGCCCCGTTTACGATCCGTTACGCTGACGATAACTTTATGGCGTTCCATACGGTAGAGGATGCGCAAGCCGCTAAATGGCGTGTGAAGAATTATTGGTGGTATGTTCTGGGAATACGCTCGAAGCGTCAATCCTGCGTCATACAGCCGATGTCCAAACCGCTTGATTTTTGTGGCTACGTGTTTCACCTGAATGAAAACAAGGGAGTATGCGACCATAACAAGGGCTACGTCCGGATTCGGGAATCCATAGCGAGGGACGCGAAGAAATGCGACAATGACCGTTCCTGGGCATCATATTTCGGCCTGCTGATCCACGCAGACTGCTTTCAACTGATCAATAGAATACAAGATAATATGAAACTGAAAGATTTAACACAGAAGGTGCGCATAGACCGTACCATGGATGCACGTAATATA